GGAGTTAATCGCTAGAGACTCGTCTATTTGTGCATGAAGATCTTGTAGTGATAACATAGTGTATATTATTTACCTTGGCCTCTGTAAAGTTTCTTGTACTTCTTAGAGGTTTTAAGTTTAGACGTTTTAGTTTTAGCATGGACGCCTGGGCGTGATACTTTAACTGCTACTTTCTGTGTACCTGATATGTCTTTAATCTTAGCCATTATCTATTTTTAAAGCTGATATTTAATATCGTCAAACAATAAAAATTTCTAGAAGCATCAATCTCTACGCTAAAGATGTCTAAAGAAGATATGCGTAACTTAATAGCTAGCTTATCCCATTGACGGCGAGGATGGTTCCAGTTATTTCGTATAATCATTTTGTTTCTTTTAAGCAAATATAAGTAATAATGTAGTTGATTATTAATTTTTAAACAAAAGGGGAAGTATTAAACTACCTCCCCTCTCCCTTAATTAATTATCTAACCATAACAAAGTTAAGTATTATAACGGAAACTTGTAACTGTCAACGCTTTTTATTACAGTCTCAGCTTTATTTGACCACTCTCTCTTAGTAAAGAATTCAAAGATTCTTCCTCCTACAGGTTTTGGTGGAGCTCCACGCTCAACGTGCCAGCCTTTTGAGCCATCACCATACTCTTCCTTGTATGTTCCTGTTATCGCTAAGTGGATATTTCTGTGGACCATTTTATAAGTAGTAATGTGGTGTATCAAACTATCACGTACTACGTTGGTGCATTTATTCTCGTGGATATGGCCCATCATAAAGAAGTCAAAGTCTTCGAACATTTCTAGGGCACGAGTAAGGTTGATTTCTCCACGTGTAACAATACCTCCACCGCCTGAACCGTGGAAATATTTCCCTTTAAAAGTAGATACTACTCCTTTTCTATATTCTGTCTTAATAATTAACCAACCACCGTAACCACCTGTTTGAACATTAGTCTGGTTTTTGTAGTTAAGTAAATCAACGAATCTTTGGAGTACATCTGTTTCGTGTCTCTTTAGAATAGCAGTCTCATGGTTTCCGTATCCAATAACTGTAATTAAATGCGCATAAGGTGTAAAGAAATCTACAGCTGTTTCGATGATAGAATCTAGATACCTAATGTTATTATGCTCAGGACGAATATCAGATTTAGTTCCTCTTGGATCCCACTTACCCTGCATTAAACAGAAAGTGTCTCCATTAAACATCATCGGAATATTCTTCTCTTTACAATAATCTAGATCCTTCTTAAGAAGTTTCCAATCACATTTAGGATTGTCCCAGTGGATGTCTGAGAACATAGCAATTTTACTCTGTCCAAGTGGTAGGAATATTTCATGGACATTACTTGAGTGCTTAGTAATTTGCATATAGTAGGTTTTAAAGGTTTTTATTTTGCATACTCAAAATGCATCCAGTCGTAGTTTTTCTCACGACCTAAAGAGATAAACCCGTGTTTGTAAAATATGTCTATCATCTCTTTGTATTCTGGACGAGCAAAGCGTGCTGTCTTACTTGTTTCTTTGAGTTTGTTGCGTGCAGGATCTAAATCAATAGCAATACCCCAAGCATGCTTTGACCATGATGAACCACCGCGCATTTTACGGTAGTTAAAACACCCGCCGTAAAGATCAATACCTAACTCTACTAATTTTTCATAGCCGTAGGTAGCCAATAAGTCGTTGAAGATTTTTAAAAATTTATCTGCCACAGCAACGTGACATCTCATTTTTGTCACTTTTGTTTTTGTGTCCCAGGCAATGCGCATTGGGTAAGGCAGGGTTATTGTTTTTAGGTAACTGCCTTGTTCGTTAGGCACACCAAATTGTTTTAAACATTCCGCTGTTGTTAACATAGATTACTTACTTATAGGTATAAACAAAAAAAGTAAACACTTTTGTTTACTTTGCTAGTCTTTCTTTACATTTTTGTAGAGATCCGATACTCCTTCTACACTTTGTCTTATTTTTTTGACCGTAGTCCAAACACTTTTTAAAATATTATTTCCTGTAATATCAAACCAATTTTCGTTGATGGATGATAATTCTATTAAACAGAAAATAATCAATAGTCCATTAGTAAATAATGCTTGTGTGGGAATAGTAAAGGAATACCCAAAGGCTTTGATAGCTCCTTGTACAAAAGGAGTAAGCATATAGTAATCTAGTGGAAAGAGTGGGCCTGCTAAAAATGCATACCCTGCTAGTTTAAAGATATAACCACGTCGCATTATCTTAGAGTGAAACACTTCACGATAAGCACGCTTTTCTTTTACTGCAATAACTTTAAGAGAAATAAGTTTTACTAAAGTATCTACGCCTATAACTACAATTAGAAGGATCATTGCTAACTCAATAGGAGTTAGGAATGCCCATAGGCCTATTAATGCTGTAGAGATTTTAGCTTTCATTTCATTGACTTACGATAAAAATACTTTACAACTCTCCACAGCCCATAAAGTAATGCTAAAATTAATAATAAATATAATACCTTGTCTAACAAAAGTTTCCATTTAGGAATTTTTTCGTAATAGTATATAGGAATTTTACGCTCTACTACTTTAGTTATATAGACAGGATCACATTTACCTTGTATATATACTTGTTTTTCTTTTGGAACAAACCAAGCTTTGACAGTTACCCTGTCTTTAGTAAGTGTAATTGTATCAGTTAATTCTTTTATCGTAACTACAGTGTCAACTTCTACTTTCGGTATATAGATTGAAATGGTGTCATGTATAGTAACCGTATCTGCGGTTAAAAGATACGGGTATTTAGTAACAAGGCGTGTAAACCTAGTTTTAGGTGAACACGCCGTGATAACTAACACTATGAACAAAAATCTATACATTTGGTGTAGGGGGTGTAGGAGGAGTATTCCAGGCTGGAGGCAAGGTTACCGTTACAGGATTAATTTGCGCATCGATATTAGCCTGAAGTCCTTCAGTCATTTTTTCTACGTCTAGTGTTCCTTCTAACCAACCAATAACTTGTTCTTGTGTTAGTTGATCAAAAGGTGTGAAGTTTTCAGGATCAGGTTGACCTACTGTTGTAGCACCGTACACTTCGGCAAAGTATTCTTTATCGCCTTGTGTTTGACGTCCTTGAAATCTCCAGTGAACAAGAATAACAACATCGCTCATGTCGCCATCCTGCACTGTACACTCCATTGCTGAGATTACCCAATTAGTTTGCATCGCCTTCTTGTTTTGCTGGGGCAAACCCTTCTGGTTTTAATACTTGGAGGGCTCCTAAGATTGTCGAAACATCTTGCAAGTTAAACGCTCCTTTAGTAGTTGCTACATTCATTGCATCTACTAATACTTGATAAGCTTGTTCTTTTGTCATCATAATTAAAAAGTTTTTTACAAATATAAATAAATTAGATAATTAGCTATTAATATTTTGCTTTATTTGCTGAATCTCTTCGTACAGTTTTAACAATTGCTCTTCTTTTTGAGCAATAATTTCTTGTTCAGTAGGCTCATCTGTTTCAATGAATTCTACTCTTACAAGACCATTTTCATCATAAATTTCATTTCTAATCTGTGCCATAATTTTATGCTGCTACTATTGTTATACGTGGGACACTTGCTGGGTTACTGAAATTTCCAGTACCTAAGCTTAAAGTTGCTGGGATAGTCGGATATGAAGGCAAAGTATAAGAAAAAGAATTCCATGCCGCATTTGAATTTGTTCTTACGGCTATTATTTGCAAACTACTATTACCTGTAACATTTACAGTACTTGAACTAAATACAACAGATACCCAATAAGTAGTTCCAGCAATAAAGTTGTAATTTAATGCATAAACTTTAAAACCTGAAGTAGAACAATCAAGCAAAGGAGATTCTATAAGTAAACTACTTGGGCTTCCATTAGAATCTGAATATACTACAATTTTAGCAGTAGATCCAGCTGATGGAGTAATTACTTGAATAAATATTGAACTTGATCTAATAGTATTTATTGGAATAAATGGAGTAAGATATAAAATATTAGCCGTGCTAGTTGTGGATGTTGTTGTGTTATATAAATACGTCATATAACCACCACCACTTAATGGCTTAGTAGGTATTGCGTTTCCAGTAAATGGCTGTACAGAAGCTTGCCAAGTACCGTTACCACTAGCATCTGATGTTAATACATAGCCATTTGAAGCACCGTCTGTAAGTTGTATCCTATTGG